AGTTGCTGGTCGTCCAATCCTTGCTACCAAATCAAAACTGTTATTATAAGTTGGGTTTGATAAGTCAGTAGAAAATCTTAGGGTATAAAAATCTAGGTCTAAATCAGGTATTGCAGTCCAACCTAAAATTGCTTGATCTCCAATAACATTTATTCCAAAATTTGTTACATCAGAGGGAACAGCAGTTTGACCTACTATTTTTCTTGTTGCTGATACAAAAGTTGATGAAACTCCTAAACTGTTTATCGCTTTAGCTCTTACTTGATAAGTTGCTCCATCAATCACATTTAAAAATTGATAGTTTAACGCACTTCCTCTACCAATAGTCCTAAAATTATCTGTTACTGCGTTTCCACTTGGATCAAGTGTCTGTTTTGCTTCTACTTGATATTCGTCAGCAAATTTATCTGTTGATGCACCAACTGTTACCAATAATCTTGTTAAAACACCTCCATCATTGTACTCTACCATCTCGTCATCAAGACTTACACTTGCTGGAGCGGCAACAGAAAACGGATTAGGTAATGTTGTATCAGGTATAGTCGGAACATTTTGCTGAGTTCCAAAAGTATAATAGCTGTCCTGATGTTCAACTAATTGTAATGCAACTGTACAAGATTTCTGTAATGTCATTCCAACAACTCTAAATGGTTTTGCACTAAAAGCTGGAGTGGCATGAGTTATGTTCACTATGTCTCCAATTGCTAAATCCATAGCTGTTGCATCAGCAGTCAAACTTACATTTAGAGCAGACCTCGATCTTCTTAAAATTACTTCAGCCATCTCCTGTGCTTGAAATGGACTTGTAATAGTTGGAAAATTAAATTTCTTTTCTAACAAAATACCACCATCAGCAGTTTTCATTGTTGCGTGTTGATCTGCACTTGCTAACCCTGTTTCATCAACTGGAGGAAACTGAGCTTCGTCTGATTGATAATTCTTATTTGGATTAATAAAATTCACAATAACTCTATTGTATCTTGAACTTTTTTCAGTACTAGAAACTGATATTCCACCGATGATATTATCTTCAGTTAAAGTTATTGATGCTGAACCTGTTGTTTCAACTAATACCTTATATTTACCAGCAGTATAATTTAGAAATGACCTTGATCCCGCAATAAGTTCTTGAACTAAATTTATTGATTTTTTTGATGTATCTAAAACTGCATGAGAATCTAAAAGATCAATCTGACTTGCTCCGCTAAATGGAGTTATATTTGTATCTAAGACATCACCAGCAGTTTGAAAATCAGCAAAATTAGAATCAAAAAAACTATTAGCAATACCCATACCAAAACGATCATTTCTTAAATAATCTAGTAATTGATAAATCGGATTATCAGAATATTCCCAAGTCGAAGAAGTATCTTCTCTGTGCGATCCACTTCCTCCTGTTTTAGTTCCATCAAGATTTGGATTATATATTTTTCTACCTTTTACTAATGCTTGTACCTTTGGTATTCTTGTATAAGCATCTCTATTCCATTTAAATTTTAAAGCAATATAAGCTAAACCTCTTAATCTATGATTACTTGTCCAACTTGTTAAAGGAGTCAATAAAGCAGATGCCGCCTGATCGTCTGTACCATAATGGCATCTTACAGTAACCAAACTTTCAGCAGAGGAGGTATCGTCTGCTGGATCAGCTTTGTAGAAATTACTATCACTTGCCGCAACTGTTCTCTCTGTGTTATCGCTTAAAGCACCAGTAAATGTAACTTCATTCTCGTTAATAAATATTTTTTCAACACTTGCAATTTCACCTTCACCTAATACTAATGCCATGTATAAAAATTCATTGTCTGTTCCACTTGACTCTAAAAATACAATGTTACCGCCTACTTTTCTTGTTCCATAAATAACTGGAATGTGTGCATTTGCATTTCTTTTATTGACGAGTATTCCTCTAGCTTCAAGATCGGCAATCTGTTCAGAGTAATCAGGAATATCAGGTATATCAATAAGCCAACTGATAACTTCTTCAGCTACATCTCCTACAAAATCAATTCCTTCTTCTATAATATCTCCGCCAAAGTCTATAAGGTCTTCTGCTATATCGCCAATACCACCAACTATATCGCCTACTGCATCAGCCGCACTTTCAGCAAAATCTTTAGCTTCTTCTAAAGGATTCCAACCTCCCATAATTACACTCCATATCCATATCTTATGCCAAGTTTTCTAAAATTTAATTTTTCATAAAACTTATCTTTTTTTTCAATATCTTTTGCATCAAATGTGCCTACAACCAATGGAACTGCCTTTTCATTAGCAATTTTATTTAATTGTTTAAGCAAAGCTGAAGCATTCTGATAACTTCTGTGTTTTTTATCTACAAAGAAAAAAGCATCAGCCATATAAAAATTTTCAGAGAACCACCATTTTGCCATGACCCCGCCAATAGCACCTACAATTTTTTTATTAGTAATTAAAATTATGCAATGACCATTATTAATAATAGGTTGCATAAACCTTAACATAATATTTTTGTTATATGGTGGATAAAAAGTACTAGCTTCATCGTGCATACCAATAATTAATTCTAATACTTCTGATAAATCTTCTTTTTTTGCAATTTCAATTTTATACTTAGCCACTACTGTTTACCCCATTCAATATCTTGAACAGAAATAGCTGAAAACTCCATACCTTCATCAGATGAAAAAAATCTTCTTTGAGAATTATCTGATGTTGTCCTACCGCCGACTTTTTCAAATGCTCCCCAATGAGAAGTAACACTTAGTCCAACTGTCGATGTAGTAGAACTATCAGTTACAGTTACCCCATCAATAGTTCCAAAATATAATAAAAAGGGATCAGCGATCAAAGAATTACTGCTATTTAAAAAACCACGATATATTTCAACTGTATCACCAATGACATTGTTGTTTAAAACAACAGATACATTTGATTGTTCTACTCCTGAAAGCACAATCCTCAAAGTATTTTTTATAGGTTTTGTAGCTTCATTGACTTGACCAATGCTTAACAAATGTCCAGATGCAGTATATGTAACTGAACTTCCGCTCACACTTGAAGTTAAATCATGTGTGCAGTTTGTTATATTTATTGGTGTTGGAAATCCAATACTAACTAAGTAAATAGGTCTAATCTTTTGTGTTGCTAACTCGTTTTTAACAGCAGTCGTTAATCCTCTAGCCATGTTAAATGCTTTCTACAACATCAAATTCATAAGTGAATAAAATATTACCATCTTGATCTATTGAGTTTGATGGAAACTCCTGAACATCACTTTTAAGATGTACTGTAAAAGCAACATCATCATAAGTTACACTTTCGTTATCTGATAAAGCTGTTGTTAATGGTGGCTCAATCGTTACAGTTGCCGCATTGCTTGAGGAAGTAACATCTTCAACAACCATGTAAACTTTTGAATGAGCAAATTTTATGAAATCTCCAGCTTTAAATCTACCAGCACCATCAGCCGCAAATGCGTCCATAGCAATTGTAGTATCACCAACAGCATGAACTCCGTTTACTAATACTGTTCCTGTTTCATTCCCTTGAGCATTTAAAAAACTAGGGAATGTAACTGTGAAATCCTCTAATCTGCTTCTTTGTTTTATTAAGAATGCTTGTACAGCCGCAAAGTCAGACCTTCCTATATTTGGATATGAGCAAGTAAAACTCCATCTTTGACCATCAATTTGCCTTCTAAATGTTTTACCTGATGCAGTCCTTGAAAATTGAGTTCTTTGAGTGCTTTTGATATTGATTGCTTCAAAACCATTATTAGGTAATGCTCCACTCATACTAAGTTTCTCCTACCTCTTTCATTCACAGCCTGATTTATCATATTTACTATCATTCCTCTGCTGTTTACTAATAATTCATTAAATCCTTTAGCACTAACAGTATTTATATTGAAAGTGACATTTGTTGCTCCCATCGCTCCGCCTAACTGATGATTGGGTGTAACTGTACCAGCCGTAGCTGGTGTAAATAACTCTGCACCCTTTTCACCAACAAGGAATGGTTGATTTGCTTGTCTAACTCCACCAAATTGTGCTGGTGGTTGTTGTGATCTAATATTAGCAACTTGAGCAAGTCCAGTAGCCACAGTCAATGCCGCAACAGCAAAACTGAATGGAGGAGGTAAAGTTGCAAGTGCTTTCGATGCACCAGCATAAGTATTCATTATTGCCTCTCCAATCTGTACCGCTTGTTGCAGTCTAAACATTTTTTTCGATCTTTTTGCACCTTCGGCGGCAAATGCTTTTAATGCCCTACCAGTTTCTTCAAGTCCCTCTTTTCTTGATCGTACACCCTCTGCTTCAACTTTGTGTGCTTCCCTTGAAGCCGCTTTCTGATCCATGAACCCTTGTTCAACTTCTTGTTGAGCAAATGTAAGTGCCTCAATGCTTGATATTGCATCATTTATTGCTAAACCCATCTCCTGATATGGTTTTGACAATGTATGTTTTTGTAATAAATCTTCGTATGTGTCTTTTAAAACTAAAGTACCTTCATCAAGTTCTTCAGTAGATTCTTTTAAAACTCCATAACCTTCAGAAATTCTTTGTATTTGATCTTGATATTGTTGTTGAACTGGTATTGTTTCAGAAAATATATTAGCTAATCCTCCTAAATCATTTATCAATTCTTGAACAACCGCACCAAATATTTTGTGCTGATTTGTGGCTATTGCAAAAAACTCGTTAAATGTATCGTTTCCACCAACCTTATCAAGTGATCTTGCTAATAATGCAAGGCTTTGATTAATAAAATTAATTACTGTTACTGCATTTGATAAACTTTGTGCTAAATCCTCACCAATGCTTTCACCAAATCGTTCAATGGTTGCTTCATTTCTTTCAAGTGCATCATTTAAATCACCAAATTGTAATTTTAGTTCCTCAAAAAATGATTTGTTTACTGATTGTTGAAATTTAAAGAACTTGTCGTTAATCATCGACAGAGTTCCCTCAAGAGTTTGTGCTAAATCATCTGTAGCATTAGCAAACCTTCCTTGACCTGAAAATACTTCTTCAAATCTTTCAACTGTTTGCTCAATTGAAACTTTTGCACCTTGTTCAAAGCCAAGTAAAGCCCTTACACCTTTTTCTCTAAAAACATCTGCGGCGGCAATACCACCGCTAAAAGCTCTTTGTATTTGACTTGCTGTCGTTAAAAAATCTAAACCAGTTACAGCCGCAACATTTCCTGTAATTTCTAGTATTCTTGATAAATCATTTGCATCTTTTGATACAACAGCAAGATTTCCAGAAGCCGCCGCTATTTCTTCTAAACTAAATGGAACTTTTGCGGCAAAATCAGCTAAATTATCAAATGCTTTTGTACCTTCTTCAGCAGTTCCAAATAAAAATTTAAATCTTACTTGTAAACTTTCTACTTCTTTACCAACTCTGACTAAATTTGATATAACCCTTCCAGCACCAATTGAAGCTAGAGCCGCACTTGCCGCTAATGCGGCTGTTTTAATGCCGCCTAAACCCTTTTTAGATTGTTCAACTGCTCTTTTGGTCTTATCTCTTGCGACTATATCTATATTAACTTTTTTTGTCATTTATCTCCTAGATTTGGCTTTCATTCGAGCAACATTCGCCTGATGCTGTTCATGTTTTCTTTTATCTTCTAAAAATATTATCCAAGTCATAAATTCCTCAACTGAGAACTCCATAACTTTATGTATAGGTAATTTGAGATAATCAGCCAACTGAACTATCGTGTTGTAGTCGTGGTCGTTATCTATTTTTTTTTAATGTCTTTTTTTGTAGGTGTTTGCATCAACCAAGTAGCCGCCTCTGATAAAACATCGGGATCAGCTTTCTTCATCAATGCCATTTTATGTTCAAGTGTAAATAAATTCTTGCCTTGTTCATCTAGTGCAAGTTCTATAAGTGCGTATGCCAAACCCTCAATTGGATCAATTTCCATTTTTTTAAATAACCGACCTTTCTTTTCAAGATTAATAGGCTCTTTATAAAAAGTTAAATCCCATTCCTCAAAGTATTTGCTTTCGCCTTTACTTAATGAGTTGTAATGATCCTTGATCTTGTCGATTGCAGACATACGCAATTATTAAATTATTTACTAATTATTGTCAAATTATACTGTTGTTCTAGTTATTCCGCCAGTTCCTTGAACAGATATAGATTGTCTAATCGTATCGTCCATAGTTACTGATGTTGAGTTTCCAGTTACAATACAAGCTCCTTGCAGTACAAAATCGCCACTATCGTTACCCTCTGGGTGTAAAAATATGTTTACTGATGCACCTTCAATGAGAACTCTTTGACCATTTGTATCTGTTTCGTCAAAATGACACTCAATAGTTGCTGTAAATGTTGATCTACTTGCAACAAATGATTTTGCTGAATTTGCTAGTGCAGTTGTTTCAATTACATCAGCAGTCGTCTCAAGAGTAAATCCTGTTACTTCTGCTACTGTGTTTCCGCCAACCTTTACTAGACCAGCACTTCCTGTATGTACAGCCATTATTCTTCTCCTTCGTCTGTGTTAAATGATTTTGGTTTTGGTTTAGTTTTTTTTTCTGCTGGGTCTTTCCAACCAGCCTCTTTGAGAGATTGAGCTTGATCTTCCCAAACCTCAATTATGTCGCCTTTATTTTCTAGCTTTATTCTTTTAGCCATAAAATTCTCCTTTAAGGTGTACCACTCGTAAATGAGTATAAGCACCTAACTGTTATTATTACTCCCCCATAAGGAAATATAGTTCCCTCGTCTGTTTCAATAGAAACGATTTGCGTATCAAGTGCGTTTCCATTTCTAGTTCTATCACTATCTAGTGCAGTTTCAACTGTTGATACTAATTGATTTCTTTTTGTATCTATGTTTGTTGTCGTTGCACTTCCATTTGTAACAAAACCAAATATTCTAAAATCAATCGTACCTTGTCTTGTAATGCCAGTATTCTTGATTGTAATATCTTCTCTTTCCTCATCAGCAGTCTGAACAAATACTGCTGGAAATTGTTGCTGAGATAATTCTTCAGCATCAAAAGGATTTCTTTCTACTTTACCAAATGTGATTGGACTGCTAACAGCCGATAAAGTTGAAACTATATGTGCCGCAATATCTTCTCTTTCACTCATAATCTTAAATCTCTCATTATTGTATCAGTAAATATTTTTACTGCTTTATCTTCTTCTTTTTTGCCAACTGAGAAAAACTCTCTTTTAATTTTTGCTTTACCTACACCATGAGTATCATTGTAAAATGCTTTTATATTTTGCAAGTTACTTCGGAAAAAAATCTCAGCTTTAGTTGGTGAAAAAGTTCTTGCTGTCATATTACCTAACATTTGACCTGATCTAAATAAATTAGGTGTCGTTGTTCTTCCTTCTTTTGCTCTGCGTTTTGCATACTTAGGTGAGTAAGGTCTAAAGGCTCTACCTCTAAAATCTCTTCCTTTTCTGGTTCTATCTTTGATTGCGTTTTGCAAAAACATTGCTGTTTTGCTTAATGCTTTTTTTGATGATCTTGGTATTTTTAATTTAAGTTGATCTAATGCACCTTTAGCCGCAGAAACTTCAACATTAATATTTACTGCAACCACTATCTAACCAATCTAAGTTGATGTATTGCTACCTTCTCTGCATCAGCTATAGAGCTATCCTCGTCAGCATCATACTCAATACCATCTCTCAGAATATCGGAAAACTCATCTTCATATGCTGTACGATAATAAGTTCCCATTTGTTGAAATCTATCTTCGTCACCCTCTGAGTTAAATTTAGTTAATGCTGGACATATGTAATATCCTAATGTTCTGTAAACTGTGGCTCTAGTCCATTGTGAGTCAGTAAGTAAAGTTAAATTAATCTCAATACCACCAGCATAGCTTCTGTTTCTTGATTGATTGCTGTGATAGACTGACCACCATCTGTTTCTAATATCTCTTTGCACATCTGCAATTGCTTGAGTTACAAATGCGTCTTGCTCACTTGTCGATAAACCCATATCGCCTATATCAGGCTGATATACTAATAAATCTGATCTTGTTGCAAATGCCATAATAAAATCCTTGTTAAATAAGTTGGAGGGAGAGGAAAGGTACTCTCCCCCCTAGTTGTTGATCTAAAATCTAGTAAAATTACTGGATTGAAGAATCAGCTTCGATCTCACAACCATGTCCATCGATTAGTTCACCAACACCATAAACTGCTGTTGCAACTAACTCAGTACCTCTGATTGAGGCATCTCTTTGTTGTTCGATTTTAAGGTCTTGCATCATTGCTAAACCTAGTGCGTCTCTGTGGAAAACAGCACCTTTATAATCACCAGTTGTTCCCGGCTCATTACCAGATGCGTCAGCTATGTTTGATGTTTCATAAACATCAACACCAGCGATCTGACCTACAAAACCAGTTCTCAATGCTTCATTACCAACACCCGGATTAGGGTTAGCAAAAGTATTTGTCAAACCAGATTTCAAGTCAAATGCAACTTGTGGGTGTATAACACAAGCGAGGTCATCACCCGGAACACCAGCCGATCTAAGTTTTGCTACTGCTTGGAAAATTAGCGATGCAGACATAGCTGTTGAGTTTGATCCAACAGTAGTTGAAAACCCACCAAATAGTGCAGTTAAGTCTAAATCAATTTTCTTTGCAATTGCCTCACCAAACAATTTTCCTAAGTCTCTGATTACATCTGATTCAGATACATTCCTAGAAAGATCAGTAACAGTAGCCATAATTCCGACTTCTGATACAGTCAAATCTTTTTTGGAAGTTGAGACCGCAGTATTTGTTAGGTCAGTTGCTTCTGCAACAGCCGCCGCAGATACAGTTGGGTAAATTGGCACTTGTAGTACCTTGCCTGAATTGTTAGGCATTTGGAAATTTCTGACAAGACCTCTCATAATTGATCGCTCAGAAGCTACAAATAGAGCTTCAGCAACCAATGGGGAGATCAAATCATCTAATGTCGATGTTGTTGTTTCGTTAGCCATAATTTTCTCCTATATGGTTAAATTGTTATTAATAATTTTTGAATTTTTCCTTACGATATTCCATGTATCTGGCTTTATCTTCAGGATTATTCATATTTAGTTCCGCCAAATTTAACGGTTTAGGTGTATCACCGCCAACACTCGATTTACTTCCAGCACCACTTGGTGATGCTACTTTGAAATGAGGATTGTCATTTAGAAATTGTTCAACATATTCTTTGATACTCATTGGTTCTGCTTTGTCGTTAAAAATTGGCAAGTTATTATCACCAATAATTTCTGCTTTACCATCTTCGCTCAGTTGAACTTTATTCTTTAACAAATTGACTACTTGCTGTGGTTTTATAGCTTGTTGATTACTAGCTTCTTTAAGTAATTCATCATCAATTCGTACAGCTTTTAACTCGGCTTTTTGTTGTGCAATAATAGCATCTTTCTTTGAAACTGTTTCTTTTAATACTGTTTCAAATTCGCCTCGTTCTTTTTTCATCTCTAACTCTCTTTTTTCTTTTTCTTCTTTGAGTTTTCGTGCTTCGTCTGGATCAATGCCTTCAAACATTTTTTCAAGTTTTCTTCTTTCTCTTGCCAATCTGTTTTTAAAAGCATTGTCAAACTCCTCTTGAGTAAGTAGTTTTTCTTGAGGTTCTTCCTGTTTTGTTTCAAGAGATTCAGTATTCTCAATCTCCGTTTTTTGCTCGTCAGCCATAGTAGATTTCTCCTATATTATTAAATCGCCATTTTCATTATACCAACTCGGATCAGTTGGTTGCAGATGGTGTCGGCAATTATAACCACCTCTGCTTATAAATGGATCGGAAGTAGATTTTCCTTTCCAACTCTCAGATGACCACTTATCCCTAAGTTCATCTTCTGAAAATATTTTTCCTCTATTCGAAATACAAAATGGTCTACTATCACCAATTATATCTCCATAATAGAGAAAATTTGTAAGTCCAGCTTCAGTTGCTTTCGCTTTTGTAAACTGTCCATCAAACTCCATCAAACTATCGTGTGCTAACTGCTTTGAGTATCTTCTCATATTCTCACCAGTTCGATCAGCACCATAGAAAGTATGCAACCTATCTATTGCTTTTTGCCTTGCGACTTCATCTGTTGTTGTTGCTACAAACTCTACCAATTCATCAATCTCATCTACATCAGCTTTGATATAAACTCCGTTTATTCTTTGCTGTAATTCCTTTTGCATATCGGTAAATGATTTACCAGCAATTGTCGAGGAGTAAACATTATCAGCAAGTGCATTAGTCGTCTCAGTTGCAATATCTAAAAAGCCAGTAAACTTTAATCTCTTGAGATTTGTAATCGTCTCAATATCAACCTCAGTAAGTGTTTTAAACTTTGCTGGTATTGGCAAGTCTTTCATGTTTGCAACAATGACTTTTGCTAACTTGTCATACTCTCTAACTGTGTTATCAGCCCACAGTAAGTAATGTTTATCAATTGCTTCTTTCAGCTTTGGTCTAATCTCAACTGCTAATCGTGCTTCAAATAGTTTGCCTTGCCTCTGTGGTAATTCATTTGCAATCTTAACAACATCTCTTTCAAGATTTTCAAGTGCGATGTTCAATCTATTATTATGTCTAAGTTCAATATCATCTACTAGGTTTTCTCTAGCTTGTGCAAGTTTCTCAATCTTATCCATTATCTTCTTTTGCCTTGTCCTCTATACTTTTTAAAACTTGCTTTTTTCTTTTTATTCATTGTGCTTGTGATTGGATTTCGTCCAATCGATGTACCTTTTTGTATAGGCACATGAGCAGAATATGTTTTACTCTTTCTCATTCAAATTTTTCCAAAACTCATCAAGTGGGTTATGTTCACAATTCATGCATGGGCAACTAGGACATTGACTACCATTTGAGCAATGACATTCATGCTCACAGTTTTTGCACATCATTCGATTATCCTCTTTATCCGTAAACGACCCATGTCATTTTCAAGTTCAACCTTCAGCTCACTACATTTTACATATATTCCCTCTTGCTCCTCACCTATTTGTCGAGAAACAATTCTCTTTTGAGATAAACAATCTGACATTCCATTAGTTGGAACATACTCTAATACTTTATCGCCATCTTTTATCATCATCATTACAAATACAAGTTCGATCATCAGTAAGTTCCATTCTTTTCTTCAAGGTCAATTATTCTTTCTTCATGGAACTGTATAACCATGTCGTTCTTTTGTATCATTGGTATCTCTTGTTCCATTTGAGATTTTAGTTTATCTACATTTTCACTAAGGAATTCAACCAACATAAAAAGTTCCTGTATTTGTGGCGATACCATATCTCCTTTAGGAACTCCATCAATAAAATCATTTGCCGCCTCCAAGTCTTTTGTTATCAATTGTAACTCAGTTTCCACAAGAGTAAGTCGCTCCAGCAGATTGAAATATGAGAATGTTCCTATGGCTACAGCCGCTAATATAGCAATTAAATTTTTAGCTGGTAAACTTATCTTGCTATCTTCAGATAAATCTAATCTACTCGGCATCTTCTTCTTCAGCTACCTCTGCTTGAGTTTGTGCTGTTTCAAATACTCCTATCTCTGCTTGTGCTGTGATCTCATCATTGATCGTGCTGATTACTGCATCATCATCTATAACCGCACTCACAATCTGCTTATCAATCTCTTTTTGGAATGTGCTTGATCTTACACCACTTGCTTTTGCTTGTTGTAAGAAAGCAAGATCAGAAGCATAATCTCTTAGGTTGAAGCTGTCAGGATAATCAATCTCACCATCAAATGACTTGCCTTGCCACATAGCCCACAAAGACCAAATTTGTTCTTCTGCATTCTCAAGTAAATCAGCCTTCTCACTTAATGTAGAATTCAGATTTTCAAACTCAGTCTGTAATGCAATCCCTGATTGTACTTGAGTTTTAGTTTGTCTGACACCAGACATATGAGTTGCTCTGTCTATCATCTCAATCTTTTGCTCAATTGATGATCTGATCTCACTCAGGTTCGATCCGCTTGGCTGTAATAGAAAAGGTTTTAGCCCACTATCTAAATCATCTGGCATTGATATGATCGCACCAGCACCAGCACTAGCCTCAACTCCTTGAGTTTTTACCAAGCTAGGGTGGTTTGATAATCTGATAAGCTGTTCCATCTCTGATAACTCGTTGTAAATAGACTGTTGCAATAATGCAACATCTGTTAGATCACTAATTCCTACACCAAGTCTAGGCGATCTTTTGTTATACAAGCAGATAGCTGGTATTTTACCAATCTGATTTGGCTTTACTTCAAGTGTTTTTGGCTTTCCTCTTTCTGGTACAAACACATAAGAAATTTCATTTGGTGTCCACATTCTGTAATACGACCCATCTGATGTTACTTCTTCTCGCACCTTTATGTAATCCAGTATGTATTTACCACTTGCGGCTCTTACATAGTTCCAGTCCATGACATTATCTGGAGTTATCATAGTCAGGTATGGTCTAATATCTTGACTTAGTTCCTCTGCTCTTGTCTGTGCATTGCTCTCAGGTTTATCTACAAAAATCCAAACATTCCCATATACACTAGAATAGGTCTGTGCGTTCTTCATAAACGCATTGAAGTTTTGTCCGTCTAAGTCTGTATCATTTAAGAATGATTCTAAACTAGGATCATCTTGCAAAGAGCCATATTCTCTTGTTGGTGGCACTCTC